CGACCAAGCAGGCCGCAGCAGCCTCGAACAACATGAGCGGTCCCCACAACGATATCGGTGGCGCCATCTCGGCTCCCCCGGGCATGAAGAAGGGGCTTCCTGGCAAGGGCAAGCTCCCGGCCGTAGCCCCGAAGCAGCCTCCCGTACACGCGGGCGGTATGACCGGCGCAGCGAAGATCGGTGCAGTGGCAGCCCAGCCTATCGCCCCGATGGCAGCTAAGCCCGGTATGAGCCTCAAGGCTCCGGCTCACCCGGCGCCGGCAGCCCCGGTCCATCAGATGACTAACGCCAAGCGCGCAGGCGGCACAGGTGCGCTCCTTGGTAAATCCGAACTTGGCAACTGCCTCCTCTGCTCTAAGGCAGAACACGCAGGTGCCTGCAACTAATGGCAATCTTTGTCTCTAGGAGTCTAGAAAATGGCCCAGTCTTTTACTAACACGAACGGCACCTTTGTCATTCCGGGCGCTTACCCGTCGCTGCAGATCCAGTCTGTGCAGAGCGGCCTTTCGTCCACTGGCGTTGTGCTGATCATGGGCGAGGCCGATTCCGGCCCCGACTACAGCCAGGAAACTGACCTGAGCCTGAACCTCTTCGGTCCAGACCAGGCCCAGAGCGTTGTGGCCAAGTACACCTCCGGCCAGATCGTAGACGCCTTCCTCGCAGCAGCCAATCCCTCGAACGACCCTCTGATCACTGGCAGCCCCAGCGCCATCCTGGTCGTCAAGACCAACCCCTCGACCAAGGCCAGCGCAGCCGTTCTTGATACCAACAGCGCAGCCTACGCTACCCTGGACGCGAAGTCTGGCGGCGCACTCGGCAACCTGATCTACTTTAACGTGACCCAGATCTCGCCGCAGGTTGCTCCTTCTGTTGGTCCCTTTACCTGGATCCCGAACGTTGGCGCGGTCAGCTACCAGTTCAACCTCTCTGGTGGCGCAATCCAGGCCCCCTCGGCTCTCAGCGCTGGCACGACCCCCGCTTCTCTGGTTTCGACTATCACCGCACTGGCTGCTGGCCTGACCGCGACTGGTGGTACGGACCGTGGCATCGTGATCATCGCTGGCAGCCTGGCAACGGCAGCTCCGGGTGGCAACGTAATCACCGTGACTCGCACGATCAACTGGACGGTTCTCCCGGTTATCGGTGACACCCTCAATATCAGCGCAACGTCCGTAATCGCAGGCGCAGGCAATGCGAACGTGGGTGGCTATGTGGTTACCGGCGTGACCGCGAACAGCGTGACCGCAACCAAGCTCTCGGACGCAAACAAGCCGGGCGCAGTGGTTGGCGTGATTACTGCTCCGGTGGTCGTGGCCTCGACTCCCATCGCATCCACCACTGCTGACGTTCAGTCCTTCTCGCCCGTGACCATCGCGTTCACCTCGAACGCGGTAGTGGACGGTAAAGGTCTGAGCCTTGAGTTTGCGAACAAGACCAACATCTCGGGTGACAGCTTTTCGGCTAACGCCTATCAGCTCAGCACCACTCCGGTGACCTGGGTTTCTACCAGCTCGACCCCGGTTCTCGTGGTCTCCTCGTCCGAACTTGAGGTGAGCCTGAATGACGCACGTCAGATCGACGCGGTCAGCGAGGACGCAATCGCTGGCGGTGAAATCGGCCTGAAGATCAGCGTGAATGGCACGGGCGTGACTGCGGCCACTGTGACCGTGTCCTCGTCCACCATCACCACCAGCGTGACCGGCGGCTCCGTAGCAGCCCTGACCGTCCCCTTCGCTCACTTCCAGAGCCTGGCGGACGTAGCACAGTACATCAACAGCCAGACCGGTTACTCGGCCTCGCTGGGTACCGCAGTTCTCGGCTCGCTCCCCGGCACCGCTCTCGACCAGGGTACCTTCAACATCCTGTCGGTGAATGGCGCACAGAACGGCCGCATTAAGACTGACGCCTACCGCATGAACCAGGCAGTGGCGGCCACCGCTCTCGTGGCATTTGCTACCGCCCCGACTGCAGGTCTCCCGCTCGTCAACGCCAACTTCACCTACCTCTCCGGTGGTGCACGCGGCGCAACCACGAACGCAATCATCCAGGCAGCGCTCAATGCCTGCCAGGCTGTGAACTGCAACTTCGTGGTTCCGCTGTTCAGCCAGGATGCATCGCAGGATATCGTTCTTGGCGATACCGACCCCAGCTCGACCTACACCATCGCAGCGATCAACGCGGCAGTTAAGAGCCACGTGCTGCAGATGTCTACGGTCAAGCGTCGCAAGAACCGCCAGGGTGTTGTTTCGGTCCGCGACTCGTTCGTGAATGACCAGACCAGCGCAGCAAATCTCGCATCGTATCGCGTGGCTTGCACCTTCCAGGACGTGAAGAGCCAGGATTCGTTCGGTAACATCACCCAGCAGCAGCCGTGGATGGGCGCAGTGCTCGCCGCCGCTGACCAGGCAGCAGGGTTCTACCGCTCGATCACCCACAAGTTCATCAACTGCTCCGGCATCGTTGACGCTTCGGGTGACTTCTCGGACCAGAACGATACCCAGGTTGCAGAAGCACTGCAGGCTGGCCTCCTCCCGATCCGCCGCAGCCAGACCGGTGGTTTCTACTTCGTGTCTGACCAGACGACCTGGGGCCGCGATAACAACTTCTACTACAACTCTCTGCAGGCTGTGTACACGGCAGACATCATTGCCCTGACCACCGCCCTCCGCATGGAGAACCAGTTCGTCGGCGGTTCCACCGCAGACATCTCGGCAGCAGTCGCCCTGACCTACCTCGACGGTATCATGGCCGACTTCCGCCGCCTGAAGCTCATCAGCCCCTCCGATGACGCTCCGGCAGGCTTTAAGAACGCTGTGATCCAGATCACCGGCACCGCGATGATCGTAAGCCTTGAGATCAAGTTGACCGGCACCATCTACTTCATCCCGATCAACTTCCTCGTCAGCCAGGTTCAGCAGACCGCCTCGCAGCCGAGCACCACGTTCTAAGGTTTAAGGAGTAATACCACATGGCCGCACAGCCCAACAGCCCAGGCAAGATTCTAAATGGCGCACGATGCATCGTGTACATTAACGGTCTTCCCGTAGGCTCATTCAACACCGTATCGTGGGGCCTTACCTACGATGCACAGACCGCGTACATCCTCGGTCGCACGTCGCCTGCAGCCATCGAATACACCGGCCAGGAGCCTGTGACCGTGTCGGCTTCCGGCTGGAGAATCTTCGATGCAGGTCCGCATCAGGTTGCCTCCATTCCGCAGCTCGACCTGCTCCTGACCTCAGGTTACCTGGAGCTGGCAATCGTTGACCGCGTTTCTGGTCGCGCAATCGCCAAGATCCACAGCGTCCGCCCCCTCGGCTACAGCAATGCCCTGGCAACCAAGTCGCTGCTTGAGATCAACTACAACTTCATCGGCATGCTCGTTGACGACGAAGTGACCAGCAACAACGAGGCTCCCGGCGCAGCCGACCTCCCGTAAGAGCGTGGATAGACGCTCCCCCTCGGCCCTGGCCCCTTAGAAAAGGGTCGGGGCCGTGGTGTTTTCACCCCGCTGACAGCAATCTTAGCTGGGTGAAGCAACGTATGCCTGTGCTGTAAAACCCGCACCCGCAACCATTAGAAATGACTGTCGATAATCACGAAATTGAGAGAATCTTTGATGCTCTCCAGAACCTGGACCGCAAGCTGGACGACGCAAAGACCAGCCTTGCCACGGTTTCAGCAATGGCGCAGGTAACTGCATCCAAAATGGAGGACATCGCTGCGAGGGCCCAGAAACTTGAGAGGGGAATTGACGAACTAGACAAGGAAAAGGCTGAAGCGAAGTCGGTCGATGCTCTGTGGTTAGAGCTAGGGAAGGTCCGCACTACCGCCCAGGAACTGTCGATCAAGGGGAAGATCGTCTGGGGCGTTATCGTAGCAGCCGCAACCGTGGGGGTGGAAGTGTTCTTAAAGTTCATGTTCCACATTCAGTGATGGCCAAACGAGTAAAAGCAATCCCCCGTTTCGACGTAAAGGACGGCGGTTACAAGTCCCGTAAGCTCTGGATCACGGTCTTCACTATGGCTTTGATTTCAGGCGTCAGCATTCTTACGGCAAAATACCCAGCTATCGTCGCGGTCCACTCGACTCTGGTGGGGGGCCTGATATCCTGTTTGGCGCTGTTTCTGACCGGCAATGTGGCGGCTAGTCACCTCACCGGCAAGAACATGATCGCCAGCGCTGCCCTCGGAACTGACCCCGATGCTGACGCTGCTTCTGAGTCCACGACGGTTAAGACGCCTGCACCGGGAGCACCTCCGCCCCCGGCCCAGAAGCCTGCTGAGCCCAGAACGTTCTAGGCCGGCTTGATGATGGGGGTCTTGCCCTGGAGGACCCGGAAAGCGTCTCCGACCCGAGTCCAGTCCACGGTCAGGTCCCAGCGGACGGCCGGATAGGTGCGGCGAAGCTCCTCCCGCTCCTCTTCGGTCATCCAATCCCAGTCAGCGATGAAGGCCCAGATCTGCTCGTCGGTGATCATGGGCGCACCAGCTTTCGGTACTGGTGGACCCACTTGGCGATGTTCTGCCAGGCGAGGGGACTGTAGGGGAACATCTGGGCCGTCTCCGGCCTGACGTGCAGGTTGTACGGGTACTGGATACCGACGCGCAGCGATGTAGGGTGGGCCTCAGCGTACTTCTCCAGGGTCTCCACCTTGTCTTCAATCAGCACATCGGCATCGATCAGATGCTTGTCGTAGCAGAAGATCACGTTCTTGTAGTCGAAGACCGGAAGGTGGTACTTCAGCCAGATGTAGGTCTCGGGAACAGAAACCGGACCGGAGCGGGCGGTCACGATGTAGACCTTGTCCCCGGCAGCCGTGAACTCGTCCATGGCTTCCTGGGCCCCGTGCATGATGGGGGCGGTGGCGATGAAGCCAGGGCGCTGGAGCCAGTCGTAAATCTCGGCCGGGGCAAGCCGGTCGAGGGGCGGGCATTCGGCCATGTTCCAGGAAACGATGTCCCCGATCTGTGCCCCAACCCCTGTTTCGTGGTGGATGTGCCTAAGCCAGTGCGGCAACGAGTCCACGAGCGTGGCGTCGAGATCTACTAGGATTCGCACGCTGCAGCTCCTTCTTCGCGCGCCAGGCAGTAAGTGAGGTCGGCGGTTGACATGCCCTCATTACACCCTGAGCTGCGAACTTGGCCACGACCCTGGGCTTAAAGACGGCCTCCCACATGGTCTTGGTAGGATTCAGGGGGCTCGGTAGCCGGAGAGTTTCGGCCTGCGAGGCCATGCTGACCGGCTTACGAGCCACCTTAACTTGACGCTGGAATGGCCGTGAGACCTCCAGGTTTGCCTTATGAGCGATCTTCTTGTTGAGGGCCTGGTCGAACTGCTTCATGGCGTCTGAGGCGCTCCTGGCCAGCGCTAGGACCCTCAGGGTCGTCCCGTAGGGGGTCACCCGCTCCGCAAACTCACCATCCGGGAGCACCGACAGCACGTACCACATGCCGGTCGGGCGGCGGACACACGCGAATTTCCCGCAATCAGTATCCCAGCGGGTTGCCGAAGTCTTCACCCACTCGATCCAAAGGGGCGAAATCACGGCTTCACCTGCTTGAACTTCTTGATAAATGCCTTCACCGAAGCGGCGCGGGCCTGGAGCTGACGGGGCTTCCGGGTGGTCTTACGGCGATGCTTGTCCTTGGGGCGCATCGAACCCTTCGTGGAGTCGTCCATGGCGGGAAAAATAGTGATTGCGAGAGATATTGTCAAGGCTGCCCCACGGGGATTGCGCGGCGCATGGACAGGTATTCTGCCCTGAACGGAATTTCGATGATCAACATCCCGTTTTCGATATCGGCGGAAATCTTGTGAGAGTCTTCCTCGATTCCCAGCTCGATCAGGAACTTGCTCGCAGGGCTCGCAATGTTCATCTTGCGGCCCAGCACCATGACGGTGATCTGCGGGGCGGTGAGGTCGCCGCAAAGCCACGTAAGAGTGCGCTTTCCTTCGGCAAAATCAACCGTGTCTGCGTTGAAAACCAGGGTCTGAGGGTTGGTCATGCCCTCAATACACCCTAGGTTACTCGTTAGGGTCCTTGGCACCCTGAGGCAGGTCTGCGGTCGGGGAAGCTGCCGGAAGTTCATCCGGGCTGGCTACCCTATCGACGGCGCGACGCTTGAGGGACTCGTCCGGACCCATCCAGCGGTCACGGCCGTAGATCCAGGCCATGAACTCGGCCTTGGTCATGCCCATCTTTCTGGCGGCCTCGGGGGCGACCATCTCTTCCAGGGCTCGCATGAGCTGCATCTCGTCTTCCATCTGAGCGAGGTTGCCCTGTGTGCCACCCTGAATGCCGTGCGCCAAGAGTACGGTGCGGTCGGTCATAATGCGAGTGTCACACACACCTTCCAGGAGATAGAAGGCTGCGCTAGCGGCCAGCACGTCGGCCACGCACGTCAAGTGTGCGCCGGTCTGCTTCTTTACGTCTTCGACATTCTGAAGCAGGAGCAGGAAGGCAAATGCAGAACCGCCGGGGCTCGTAATCCTCACCCAAACGTCCTTCTTCTTCTCGACCAGAGCGGCGTGCGAGATCTTTTCCCACAGGTCACCGGCCGATGCGTTATCGATGCCGCCGAGCAACACGGCATCGTAATACTTGGGCTGGCCAGCGGGGAGCACCTTCTGGGCGGCTTCCTTGGCAGCGTCGGCTACCTTGGGTGCCTCTTTGGCGGCTTCCTTGGCAGCGTCGGCTACCTTCTTCGCAGCAGGGGCCGCTTCCTTCTTCGCACCATTCTTGATTCGGCTGACGATCTTGACTAGCTGGTCGTGCGCCTTGCCAACGAAAGAGGGCGAGTGGCAAGCTGGGAAAAACAGCAGGGACGCGACAATCAGCAGATTCTTCATGTAATCAAGCCCATTAGAGGGGTGAAGTAAAGAAGATTGCTATTGTGTGCAAAAAATGCGTAGTTTAGTTGCTCCCCAGGGACTCGAACCCCGATAGCGCGCTCCAGAGGCGCGCGTCCTGCCATTAGACGAGAGAGCAATGTTACCTAGATACTCCGCCTTCATTTGCTCCGCACGCTTTATCCAGTTACAGTTTATTCGTTGTCGATGCTGTCTTCGTTGCGGCTGCGGAAGTAGCGGCGAAGGGCATCGCGGAGCTGGATGGAGCGGAGGTCGCCGTGATCCACCAACTGGTACAGCCCCTGCCAATCCTTCTTGATGTCCTTGAGGGGGTCGAATTGGTACTTGGTGATGATCGACCAGCGGCCTTCGTACTGGCGGTCCTTCTTGCGACCGTGCCAGGCGTGAGTCAGAGTCCCACCAATATATCCGACGTTTCTACGGATATACTTTTCTGCGCGGTCCTGCCACCTGCGGAGTTCGCCGATGTAGTTCGGGGTCACGTTGCCCGGGACGCTCTTGTCAACCGAGCCAACCAGGGCCAGGGCCATGTGATGGTCGCCGGCACCGGTCACGGTCCAATCAACCAGACCGCCAAGGTGGTCGATGGCGTCGCGGCGCGCTGCCCAGGCGAACCCGGGGTGGCCGAACTTCCCATCGTAAGGGTAGCCACCGCTGACAAACTGCAGTGGCTTGCCCTGAGCGTACAGGCCCGCGAAGGACTTGTGCGTTTGGATGGGCTCGGCGTTCGGTCCGAGATCGATGGCGTCACTCCAGGGCTGGATGATGGCGTAGTGCTGGAGAGCCTGGACCGTCTGGTTCACCCAGTGCGGGTTGGTAAAGTGCACGTCGGCATCCACCCAAGCCACGTACTGCCAGTTGGTGGGCAGGCGGCTGATTCCGACGTTGATCATGTTCTCTTTGTGCCACAGCTCATGGTTCGTGCGGAGCTGGATGGTCTGATCGCCCAGCGGGACCACGTGCGCACGGTCTCCATACGCGGCCTCGACCACGGTCAGGTGGACGTTCTGGTCGCGCATGTGCTTGTGAAAATCCTCGAACAGGGCGTACCTGGAGAGGTAGCCCACGGGGTTCGAGACCACCGCAACGACATGCAGGGTAGGATTGTTGGAGATGGGGGCCAGCGTTGTCTTATGATGGAGATTTGACATGGAAGTTCTCGTAAGATTGCGATTTTACTTACCGAACCCCATGCTCTTCTTCTCCGCCTTTTTCCCGTGCTTACGGCCGGTCTGCTTCGACTCCGCATAGACCTCGGCAAGGGTGTACTCGTCCTTGTCGGTCTTCAGGACAGCCTCGGTCTCCGTGCCCACCAGGCGCCTGAACACGCGAGCGGCCTGCTCGTAGGGAAGCGCGCCGATCTTCACGTGCTCGGAGAGACGGCCAGAGCGGCTGATGGCAGGGTCCAGCTCGTGGGTCTTGGCGTTGGTGGTGCAGACGGCGCGGATGTCGAAGATGGCCCCGGTGATGCCGTCGGTGATGTTGAGGAGGGTGGACAGGCTGCCCATGTTCCCGACCTCTCGGGTGGCGATCACGTCATCCGAGTCTTCGATGATGAAGACGAAGCGGCGGTTGTCTTCCTCGTCATCCTCGATCTCGTTGAGGAGGCAGCGCTGAACCTCGGGACCCTGGAGGGAGGGGACGAGGGTGGCGGGCAGGATGATGAACTTGACGGTGGGGATGGCCTGGACGAGGCTGCGCACAAAGTAGGTCTTGCCCGTACCCGGCTCCCCTTCCAGGATTGCCAGACGGCCCATCGGATTGTCCGAGAGAATGTCTGACTTGATATTCTCGAACCCCTCGGCCACGTCGGGCGTGTAGTTCTCGGGGATGAAGTCGATGCCCGCGAACCCGATCTGGCTGATGGTGAGACCCCCGGAACCCGAGGTCATACTGTAGACCTGCCCCTTGAGCACGGGCTCCTTCTGCGTGAGGAAGGTCTTGGCCAGCGTCACAAAATCAATCACGAGCTGCTCATTCGGGGAGGCAGCTTCGACGGAGGCCTGGCCAAACTCGCTCTCCTTGAGATTGTTGGCGAAGCCGAAGTGGACGGTCGAAGACTCGTTGACGAAGCCCAGCGAGAAGTGACCCTGGCGACCGGCGATGTGGCTACCACGGTTCTCGATGACTTCGCGCAGTCCGTACTTCGCGGCCATCTCCCGGATATCCGCAGCGACGAGATCGCTCTTCTTGGTGAGGAAGCCTCGGTCGGAGCGGATGTAAAGCTTCTCTCCAGCGATCACAGCCTTGCGGAACATAGCGGCGAGGATGCCCATGTCATTGGCGGCCAGCGAGGTATGAATCCCCCAGCTCGATACGGACGTGTGGGACCACGGACTGGTGGGGGTCATTGACTCTCCTGAATCGTTAGTTAGTGTGGGCATTTTGCGCTCTCTAATCCTCTCATCTATTACACCCTGACTTACGCGAAACATCTCCAAAAGTTCTTCAGTTGTTACGCTCATCGCTCACAGGTCCGCTTGTCGTCCTTGATGACGCACTTCCAAGAATTGAAGTCAGAGTCGCGGCACTCTTCGTAAAGAATCCCATCTACGACGATATGCGTGCACTCAACCCAGTCGTCCCCCTTCGTGCAGCGGACGGTGGTGACACCGTCTTCGTTTGTGACTTTGCAGACGGGCTTAGCGGTGAGGAGAAACGCCACCAGGAGGCTAGTCATTCCTCGGGGCTCATATCGATCTCGATGGACAGCACGTGGCCGTCCTCGCTCAAGGTGGCGTAGACGGGAACGCGGATGTTCTTGAACCCTGCTTGCAGCCGCAGGTGGAAATCCCCCGCGCCCACGCCTTCGGGGAGGTCGTCGGCCTGAACCTCTCCCTGTTCATCCAGGTCGGCGAGCTTCAGCCAGCCTGTCGGGAGGAGGATTGTACCGATAAATTCTCTTGTGAAAGCTTTCGACATTCTCTGGTTTAGGTTGAAACTTCGTTGAACTTCATACATACACAGCTCTCTCTGCTGCACAGCCCCTCGCCACCCTTGGCGTGAGCCCCCGCCGCGTGACCACACTTGCACGGCGGTCCATCGTTCATACCGTGATACACCCCAGACTTTTTCTCACGATATTTGTCCGGACGTAGGTGGATGTCGGCATCCTTCACCCAGCACACGCAAACCCTGAGATCTTCATCGAAGGTGATCGGCTCCGTGAGATTGCACGGGCACTGCTGGGCATGCATGGCGTTGTCCATCGCACATCTCAGTACAGTGAGGAGGTGCTTGTAATCTTTCTCCAGCTCCAGGTAGGTCTTGCTCATAGTTTGGAGGTATCCTTCCCTGCCTTTGCGAGTTTGTCGGCCCACTGGTTCAGCTTGGAATCGAAAGTGCTCCCGTCCCCGTGGCCAGCCACCCAGCGGGTGACGACCCGCATCTCGGCCACTACGTCTCGCAGAGCCTTCACGAGATCGAGATTCTTGGTCGGGTTCATGGTCCCGCCCGCCATCCCGAGCGTGTACTGGGAGTCGCTTACCAGGATGGCCCGGGTGCACCCGATGCTCCGGGCGTGCTTGAGGCCTTCCAGGGCTCCGGTGATCTCGGCGACGTTGTTGGTCCCGCCCGCGATGTAGCCGAAGCCGCAGCCCTTCAGCTCCCCGTTGGCGGTCAGGATGTAGGACCAGCCGCAGGGAGAGTTGGACCGGCCGTTCGAGCTGCCGTCGCAGTGGACCTCGATCACCATGGCCAGTAGAATTGATAGAGAGAATTGGCGACTATGACGGCGTATCCGGTGGTGACCATCCAGAGCACGATCCTGGTGTAGAGATTGCGACTCGCGAAGCGGTAGAAGATGGCAGTCGAGAGACCACTTATCCCTACCTTGGAGCCTACAAACAGAGGAATACCGCCTGTGATCATGGTCCAGCGCATGATCGGGTTCGTCTCTATGCCCCAGCCAAACTCTCGAACTGCGATTGAGGTAAAGGCCGCATCCAAGACATTGAAGATGAAGAGAATGATTGAGAGTTGCTTGATCACGCCTGCCCCACCTTCACGGGGAAGGGCCAAGCTTCGGTGTTCTTGACTGCGAGCTGGGAAGTGACGAAAGAGTTGATTCGCATCCGGCTCGCGAGAATGCGATTCATATCCTGAGTGACTTTCGGGTCTTCGCCGGGGGAAGGGTCGGAGCTGATCGGATAGGCGAGAATGTCCTGGAGGATCAATAGCTCCGCGCGAGTGAACGACTCATTGGTCTGCGAGGAGTAGGTCCGCTGGAGAGCGTCCATACTCTCGAAAATTTTCTGGAGGAAACTTACGACCGGCTGGGGAGGCGCATCGCCGTACTTGGAGTTAACCCAGAGAGTCGCAAGGGCTTGAATCGTATAAAAATCGAAGGCCTCAAGGGGGATGGTGAACTGGTCCATACCCCAACTACACCCTAGATTTTAGTTGCAGCTCCGGTCGCAGGCTTGAACGACGCCGTGCAGCTCACCGTCGAGATACACAAGGTCTCCAGGGATCGCTTCCTTGGCCACCCAGTCCAGGACGGAGTCCGTCTCGGCGAGGGCTTCGGCGCCGCACTCGGCGATGTGGTAGTCCTGACCACCAACGACGGGGCGGATCTTGTGGCGCACCGCCACCAGGCCATCCTTCCGCCGTTCGACCACCCACTTAGCCATTGGGTACCCCCACCACGTCCGTGCGAGGGATTGAGAAGGAGCGGGTGCCCACTTTGCGGGTGACCTTGAGGCCTCGGCCCCTGGCGGAGACCACCGTGACGGTCTCTCGACCGCCCTTGGTCTCGATCATCACCTGCATGCCGGGCTTGAGTTTCATGGTCGTGTTCACTTTATCTGGCTTTGGGGCCGGAGTCAACTTACCACTGCGTAGCTTCTCGGCGCGCAGGCGCTGCTTTTCGGCCTGCTTCTCAAGGCCCTTGGATTCCAGCATGTTGGCCAGGTTCTCGGCGCCCCTGGCCTTTTTCTCGATTTCTACGGCTGAGGGCTTGCCCTCAATCTTGCCCTGACCCCAGAGGTAGAGCAGGTTGACGAACATCGACTGGTAGGCCTTCTCGCCCAGCTCCAGGGCATCGGCCGCGCTCGCGGCAGCCAGGACCTTCTCGGCCTTCAGGATGATACGATCAGGGACCTCCGTCCCCTTGTACTCCACGCGGAGTTCCTCCAGCCGCTCCAGCGTTCTCTTGTAGATGGCCTTCGCGTCCCGCTTCGTGAATTTCAATCGTGCCTCCAGATCAGGTTCTTGGGATAGATGCGCTTCTGGTTCTCGTACAGCTCTGCCACTGACTCGAACGGCTCGTCTCTGTACTCTGCCAACACCCACTGGGCAAAGGCTTCGGCATCGACTTCGGGATAGCGAACCCGCTTGGCGTGGTTCTGATCGATGTGACGCGCCTCATGTGCCAGTACGTAAAGGTACTCCTCCTCGAACGACCACCAGGACACACAGCCCGACATCCGGCGGTGTTCATCGAACTTTGGGTAGGCTGCGTTACGCCGGTCCTTGCCTTGGGGGACGAAGATCTCGATCCGGTCGAAGTCCCTGTGGGCGAACCCGATGGTCGTGTCCCCGTCGTACACGTCGATCTTGAGGCGGGTGTTCCGCCCGTATCGCGTGCGCGAGAAGACGAACTTTTCGAGTTTTCGCAGTCTGGCATCCGGAATTCGGCTCCTGTTGGTCCTTGATTGTGTGCGATTGTAGCACCACTTGAGGTCAATGTCAAGCTCCTCAATGGTTTCAAGGAGTTCGGCGAACTGTAGGTCGGTCATATCCAACCTACACCCCAAGCTGCAATCTTTCTCTTG